GTAATACTTCCTCCCACGTCTGTTATTGAAAGGTGTACACGGCCGTCTGAAGTACTAGATGGGTGTCCAAAATGAAATAGTGTTTGTTCGTTAAAATTAACACCTCTCCACTTAAACCAGCATAGCATACTCCAAGCATCTGTTGCTGTACCTGTCATATTAGGTCTATATAATGGAGTATTATTTTCTTGACCAACTATTGAGTTTATGTAATGCACTTGCCACTGGCCATCTGCGCTATACGTATTTATAAAAGCCGCTGATACTATTAATGTTATATTAATAGTGTCTTCTCCATAATAATTTGTTACTCGACCTATGAAATTATATATTCCTGCACTTAAACCTGTTCCACCAATTATTGTTCTATGGTTTCCTTCTAGTGTAACTACTCCACTAGGGAGATTATCCCAACTATATGAAACTCCATCTGTTGCTATTAAAGTATAATTAATTGAATTTCCAAGTGTTAAAAATATAGTTGTTGGGCTTGTAATGTTTGGCGCATTTCCAGAGGCTCCAATAACGCTAGAAAATAATGTATTAAGTTCATTAATTGCTGTTGCTTGAACTTGCGTTACTTGTATGCTATTTATATATATTGTAGATAAAATTAGCTTATTTACAATAACTAAGTTTGCTCCTTTAAGCTGTATTCGTATATTATTTACTCCATTAGCAACAGCCTCAATTATATTTATTGGATATGAAGAATTTATACTTGTTCCCAATACACTAAAAATTATTGTAGTTAAAGTTGCGTCTACTGTAAAATACATTTGGGTTTCCGAAAAGACGATTGGTAGTGTTATCGTATCTAAGTCAATTGCTTGAGTTATAGTTATAAATCCTAACTTGGTTGACTCAGCAGCTGAGATTGTTATAGTATTTCCTTCTAATATACTTCCAGCAAGTGTACCAAAATCTTTATTAAAAGCAGTATTTTTAACAAATATCGGTTCTCCACCTAAGTTAGATAAAGAAGTAACTGTATTTGTTACATCTGACAGGTTATTAGTAGATAGCAAACCACCGCTGTTTGTACCAGCATTAGAAAATAATGTATTTAATTCTAAGAGTGCTATTTCTTGAACTTGTGTAACGAGACTACCGTTTATGTAAGTTCCAGTAATATTTAGTTTATTTACACAAGTTGTCAGTCCTCCTTTTCTTTCTATTTTTATACCAGCGTTTCCATTTTCAACAGCCTCAATAGTATTTACTGCTTCTGTTCTAATAATTGCCTGTGTATTTACATCATAAAATATTATTGTAGAGCCAGTTGCATCTAATGCAAAATTTAAAGTTGTATATTTTAAAGAGGAGTTGGGCCCATGATCAATTACACCAAATTCAACAATACTTTTTACTAAATATGTAGGAATATAAATTATTTCTTCTCCAATTGAGTTTTCTATTCCAGACGTTTTTATACCTATATAAACACTAATACTTTTTTCTCCTTTTTTAATTTCTATTTTATCTATTATTAAACATGTGCTTAATGTTTTACTAATTTTATTTGTATTTTCAGCATATCTGTTACCTTCAATTCTAGCTCCCTTTAATCCTTGAGATTGTATAATTAAAGGATTTGAAGAAGGGAATTCTAATATTGATGTTATTTTGTTGGCTGGTATATATTGTATAGTAGTAAGAACTAAGTCAGTAGCTGAGATGCTTGTATATTCTGAAATGGATGGAGATATTAAAACTGTAATATATATATCTACTGTTGTTAGCTTTATCTTATCTACAACATATCCTTTTACAACAGACTCGTCCATTTTTTTAGTAGAGTAGTTATAACTGTACCCTTCTATGACGGCTCCTAATAATGAAATATTGCTATATTTAGATATGTTAGACATTATATTTATAGGCAGCCAAACCTAATAACTTGAAAAAACAATAGAGAATTAGATTCTAATATTGTTTCTAATCCAGCGGTTATTAGGAATAGGAGAGAAATTAAGAAAGACGTCGTATTTTAATAAAATTATAACTTTCTTTTACTGGACCTACTTGAGTAACAGGTAATGCTGTTATGTATGGATCAGTATATGTAAAAGGTTCTTTATTATCTTGTTTATATACTAAATCGTGAGTCATTGCTTTATACGTTGGATCGTATACTTGATTTGAAAAGGCTGGATCACGTTCAACAGTTCTTTGATAACTACTAAGTTTTGGATTTTTATTAACTAATTTTCCTTTTTTATCTTTATATTGTTTTGCAGACATTGGTCCACCAAAACCTGGTTTCTTTAAATCCATATAATCATCAAAGGTAAGTATATCTCTTCGTTTTACGTTAAATATCTCCATTTTTAAATAGTAATTTTTCTTTATGATAAATCAGCTCCATCATCATAATATAAAACATCTTGTGGATCTTCATCTAAATATTCTAAACTACGAGCAATGTGATCTTCCATTCCTTTAGCTAATTCTTCAGCATTACAAATAATTGATCTAATTATATTATCTTTATCTTCAATCATTTCACAATCTACTAAATTATATATTTCTGTTGCTAGTTTTAACTCTTCTAAACAATCATCTTCACTTTCATGTGAACTAAATAATTGAATTAATTTATCTTTTGTTTCTATTCTACCAGTCTTCGCTATTTTTTTAATTAATGCATATTTATGTTTATAAATTTGTCCATTACTTAATCCAATAGCTAGTTGAATTCCAGGATAAAAGCTAGCCTGTTCTAATAAATATTCTTGTTTATTTATTGGCTTTTTTAAACTAATATATGTATCAAAGCTAATTACACTTTTTTGTTTAATACCCATTTTCTAAATATTAATTTTACCAATTGATGTTTCATCCCATGCATCTGCTCTAAACTTAGCAGTAATTTCGTATAGTGTTGTAGACATATAATCTAGTGAAATTGCAGTTAATGGTCCATTCATAATACAAGGAGTAAATCTGAATTCTCTAAAAATATCTCCAGCCTTATTATATATTGCTAGATATATTTCTCCATAATAATCTATCTTTTTTCCTTGTAGACCAGTTAATGGTTCATATGAAAGATCTGCCCAACCGCGTAATGTATTATAAATATACATATTATTTTCATCATTCAAGTTTACTGTAAACTTGACATCTAAATCAGCTGTTGTTTTTTCTGGTTTAGATGCTGCAAATGATCTAGTTGCAAATTTATATGTTTGTTCAACTAATGCAGTCGGTGTTATTTCAGGAATACCTCCAACTGTTAAAACATGTTCTACTAAAAGATCAACGTTTTCTGTAATTGCAACAGGCGGTGTTATTATTAATTCAAACTGGTTTTGGAAAACCGGTTCATAATAATTAGTTGCTGCTCTTGAATTATTCCAATGTGGTAAACCAGCCATAATATATTTTAATTATTTTAATTATTTATCTTTAGTTTTTTAATAAACAAACGATCGTCTATTTTTTATATCTTTTTTTCTGTTTCTGTTTTTTCTTTATCTAGATCTTTTGTTTCCTTATTAAATAGACTATCATAATCTGCATCTACTATTACTGCAACTCCACTTGATCTATTTGAATATGTTTCAACTGAAACGCTATCTGCTTTAAATGATAAGACAACAGATGGTATTAATGTTTTAAAAATTTCATCTTCTCTTTTTTCAATTTGATCATATGCACTCATGGTACTTAATTTTTCTCCTGGTATAGTAAGACTGCTACTTCCATCAATCTTTAAATTAAATTTACTCCACGTTCCTACTGTTTTACCAAATGCTGACTCAACTAAGCTTGTAGAAGCCTTTAGTGTTATTGATGGAGAACCTGAACTTAATGAGCTTGTCGAGACTTCTCTAAAGACAATTTTATTTGTTGTAAGTTTTATAGAATAATATGTATTTTTGAAATACTTATTATTTATTTCTATTTTATCTGAAGTTGAAATATTCCCAGAACTAGTTAATAGTTTTTCTATTTCTTCTCCGTATTTTGGATTTACAGTTTTCTTAATTATCTCACTAGCTAAATCAAACTTTCGTTTTAAAATAGCTGCTTCACTTAAAATTATATAGGTTAAAGTTGCGTCTCCGGAAATAGTTTTAATATCTGGGAAAAGATCAAGCTGGTGTAGGACGGCGTATGTATCTTTAGGATTAAAATTAGAATGTCCATCTTTAATTTCCCATACTACTGAATGGCTAAGAATTGCTTGAAAAACAAAACCGCCATCTTTTTCACTTACTTTATTTTCTAATAAGTGATTATTTTTTTTTCTTTTTACCGTCACGAGTTCTAGTATAATTTTTCCAAAGCTCATTATAAATATTACACGAAGCTCCTAAAAAATTCATAATCCCAACATATTTTCGTTTGTCAGTCCCATCCATTTTTGCAATCTTAACACCAATTTTTTTAGCATCATTGACTGTTAGTTCTTCGTCAGGGTCTTTTCCTACAAGTTTTTTTAGATCTCCTTTTTTTTCTAAAATGGAAAATCTATTAAACTTAGATATTGCTTTTTTCATCAATTTAAGATTATTTATTTGCTCTTTTCTTTTTTATACTTGCTAAATGTTGTTTAGTATATTTATCCAAGTATGGGGTTTTCTTTCCTTTAATAGGACCTACTATTAAACCCTGATTAATCTTAGATTTATCTGCTGCGTTTTTATTAGCAAGATTTGCTTTACCCTTATATGCTGCTTTTTTAAAGCATGCCATAAATTGATTATAATTCATTACTGGATTACTCATTTATCTTTAATTTTTTTATTATTTATCTTTATCTCAATCGATTTTTTTTAGTATTCTTTAATCAAATAACTATTTAACAATGATAAGAGCAAATTTTATTCTTTTTGATTACCGAAATAAATATGCTAATGGCCACATACTATATCAACCATACCTAAAATCACAAGACTTATATAAAGTTGTATGTTGCATGACTAATATGTGTATTGGATATTCTAAAAACCTAGGATATGTTGAATTTAACATTAGCTTAGATCCACTACAAGAAATATATAAAGTCCTAGTTGAAAATTAAACAATAAATTAAATGTCAAAAATTGAATTAGAATATACCCCAAGAATACAGCAAACACAAATCTTAAACTTTGTTAAAGATTCAATTACTAATAACAATAAATTCATAATGATAGATGCACCAACTGGAGTTGGAAAATCATATGCAGCTATTATGATTTCTGATTGGTATAGAAAAAATGTAACCACGGATGCTAAAATTGATATTATAACAAACACTAAAATTTTACAAGATCAATATACTCGTGATTTTAATTTTATTTCTACACTAAAGGGTAAAAATAATTATTGGTGTAATAAACAAAATATGTCATGTGGAGATGCTGACTTTTTAAATAAAGCAATAAACAAAAATTGTAGAAATTGTGCACATAAAATTGCAAAATCTAAATTTGCAAGAAGTAATATTAGTTTAACAAACTTTCATTTGATAACAACATATCAAATGTATTCTGAAGAGTTTTTTGAAAAACGGAATGCTAAACTTTTAATTATTGATGAAGCACATGGATTTGAAGAAACATTTTGTGGTTTTATTTCATCTATTTTTTCTAAGAAAAGCTTATCTGCTTTTGATGTATGGTATGAATATATGGAAGATGATTTAAATAAAATCAAAAACATTAAAGAGCTTTCAGAATATACAAAAAAAGTTATTGTTCCATTATTAGAATCAAAAATAATTGATTTAGTTGATCAAGCTAAAAATACAAGAGGAAGAAAAAAGAAATTAGATATTATCAAAAAAGCAAATCATGCAGATAAATCTATGTGTAAGTATAATAGGTTTATTGAAGATTCTGATAATTTTGATACAAATTGGATTTTTGAAAAAGACTTAGATCAATATGGAAATATTAGAATTTTAGTAGAACCTGTTTGGGGAAGTATTTATTTAGAAAAATACTTTTGGAAAAACTACGACCATGTAATTTTTATGTCAGGCACAATTTTAAACAAAGACCTTTTTTCTAAAATCATGGGAGTAGATACTACAATTACTTCATATCTTTCTATTCCATGTCCGTTTGAAGTAACCAAGCGTCCTGTGATTTATGTTAAGTTTGGTAAAATGTCATATTATAACAAGGCAAAAACATTTAAGCGGGCAGTACCTATTTTAAATAGGATATTGGATAAAAATAAAGAAGTAAAGGGTATTATACATACATCAAACTATGAATTGAGTACATGGCTAGAGCGTGATATTACTAATACTCGTCTTATTTTTCATACATATAAAACTAGAGAAAAGAGTTTACAAAAACATATTTCTTCAGAATTTGAAACTGTTTTAGTTTCTCCATCTATGATAAATGGAATTGACTTAAAGGATGATTTATCTAGATTTCAAATAATTTTAAAAATTCCATTTCCTAATCTAAAAAGTAATAAAGTAAAAAAACGATTAGCAACTAATCCTGATTGGTATTCATGGAAAACATTAGTAGATCTTTTACAAGCATACGGTAGATCTATTCGAAATGATGGAGATTGGGCAGAAACATATATCTTAGACGAATGCTTTGATCAAGTATTAAATAATAATGTACCAGAGTATTTTAAAGAAGCATTAACAATTAAAATTTTAAAATAGTGAAAAAAACAATAGAACAAAAATATCAAAAATTAACTGATATTCAACATGTTTTACTAAGGCCATTTATGTATATTGGTTCTATTTCATCACATACTGAAAATATTTATTTATATGATGGTGAAACTCTTTGGAACGAAGAAGTTGAATACAACCCAGGATTTATTAAAATCTTTGATGAAGTTCTTTTAAATTCAGTAGATGAACATAAACGTAATTCTAAATTAAATCAACTTAAAGTAACAATTAATTTAGATACTTCTGAGATTTCTATTTGGGATAATGGAGGTATTCCTGTTGTTTTACATAAAGAACATAAGGAGTGGATACCTGAATTGATTTTTTCAAATCTAAAAGCTGGATCTAGTTTTGATGATTTAGAAGATAGAACCGTTGCTGGAACAAATGGTGTTGGTGCAACCTTAACAAATATTTATAGTAAATCTTTTTCTATAACTACGTGTGATGGTAAAAAGAAATATCATCAGGTTTTTTCTAATAATATGCGAGAACGCAGTAAAGCAAAAATAACTAGTGCTAAACGTGGTTTTACTAATATTTCATATATTCCAGATTTAGAAAAGTTTGGACTTTCTGAAATTAATGAAACAATATATTTTATTCTTTTTAAAAGATGTTTAGATGTTGCTAGTTGTAATTCTAAATTAAAAATACGTTTTACCAAAATACAAAACAAAAAATCAAAAGTATATAATTTATCTTTTTCTACATTTAAAGAGTATATACAATTATTTACTGATGACTTTTTCTATGAAGAATCTAAAGATTGGAAAATAGGTTTTTCAAAGTCAGATGATGGTTTTAAAAATGTAAGTTTTGTTAATTCAGTTTATACAAAAGATGGTGGATCACACATTGATTATATAACAAATCAATTAATTAGTATCCTTAGAGTATTAATTAAGAAGAAGTATCGAGTTGAAGTTAAGCCAAATGATATAAGAAATTATTTAACAGTGTTTATTAATTGTACAATTATTAATTCTTCATTTAGTTCACAGACTAAAGAAAAGCTAATAACTGAACCTCGAGATTTTGGAACAACACACCAAGTTATCGAAAAAACAGCCAAGTCAATTTTAAAATCTGAAATTGTTGCTGATATTTTAGCTTGGATTGATCGAAAGAATCAAGCACAAGAACGAATACAATTACGTAAATTAAATAAAAATTTAGATAAAAAACAAAGTCCTAAATTAATTGATGCACAAAAGAAAGGAAATCGATCAAAATGCATATTAGGTATATATGAAGGATTGTCTGCTTTATCTGCTGTTAGAAAATTTAGAGATACTCAAAGTATTGGAGCTTTTCCATTAAAAGGAAAATTTATAAATGTGACAGGTATGAAAAGTTCTGAGATTATTAAAAATAAAGAAGCAATTCAGTTAATGGCAGCTCTTGGATTAAAATTAGGAGAGGAACCTAAGAACTTAAGATATGGCAAAGTTTATATTTATACTGATGCTGATCCTGACGGAAATGCTATTGCTGCCTTATTAATTAATTTCTTTAATAGATTTTGGCCAGAATTATTTGATCAAAATAGAATTTTTAAAGTAATGACACCATTAGTTGTTGCTAAAAAAGGTAAAAAAACAATTAACTTTTATAATGCTTCTGATTTTTCAAAATGGCTTGATAAAAACAGTTCATCTTCTTGGAATGTTGAATATAAAAAAGGATTAGCTGCATTAGAAGATTTAGAATATGAAGAGATAATAAAAAACCCTAAAACAATTAAATTAGTAAACGATATTAAATATAAAGAGTCATTAGACGCTTGGTTTGGAAGTGATTCTCAACCTAGAAAAGAACGAATTTTAAATGGAAACAAAGACAGTAACTAATTATTTAGATCAAGATTATCGGGAATATGCAGTATATGTTGTACAAGAACGTGCAATACCTTCTGTAATTGATGGTTTTAAACCAACACAGCGCAAAGTAATATTTGTTGCAAATAAAGTTTGGAAAAAAGGTAATGAAAAAGCATTAAAGATATTTCAAATTGCTGGAAAGGTTGCAGCTGATGCTAATTATCATCATGGTGATGGTAGTTTAAATGGTGCAATTGTTGGAATGGCACAAAAATTTAAAAATTCAATGCCAGTATTAGAAGAAATTGGACAGTTTGGTTCACTTAGATCTCCAGAAGCAGGTGCACCTAGATATATTTCAACTAAACTTCATCCTAACTTCAGAAAGTTATATATGGATTTTGAATTACTTAGTCCTAAATTTGAAGAAGGTTTTGAAATTGAACCAAGTTATTTTTTACCAATAATTCCAACTGTTTTATTAAATGGTAGTCGAGGAATTGCTGTAGGATTTGCTACAAATATATTAAATAGAAACCCAATTGATTTAATTAACGCATGTTTAAGGGAATTAGATGGAAAGAAGTTTAAAGATCCTATTCCATGGTACAGTGAGTTTTCTGGAGATACTATCCAAAGTGCAGAAAATAATTGCTCTTGGACATTTAGCGGAAAATATGAAGTTAAAAATACAACGACTATTATATTAAACGAACTTCCGCCATCTCAGACATATGAAAAATTTGATGTCTATTTAAGTAGATTATTAGAAAATAAACGCATTACTGGAATAATAAATAACTGTAAGTCCAATATAAATTATTCTATTAAATTCAAAAGAGAAGATCTAAAACGGTTAAGTAATTCAAATAGATTAAGTAAATTTTTAAAGCTAGAAGAAAAACAAACTGAAAACTTCACAACATTAGATGAATCTGGAAATATCAAAATATTTCAAACAGCAACTGAAATAATAAAATATTTTGTTGCTTTTAGAGTTAAATATTATGAAAAACGAAAATATTGGATAATTAAAAAAATAGAAAATGAACTTTTAATTTCTTCAAATCGTGCCAGGTTTATTTCAGATATAATAAAAAAGAAGTTAAAAGTAAATAACGTTCCTAGAAGACAAATTATTCTATATTTAGAAACTGCTGATTATGATGAAGTAGATAATTCATATAATTATCTTTTATCAATGCCAATATACTCTTTAACTAAAGAAAAATATGAATTTCTTATTTCACAAGTAAATAGCTTAGAAGTGGAATTAGAAGAAATAAAAGCGACTAATCATATTGATCTATATAAAAATGATTTAAAGAATCTAAAAAAATCAATAAAATTATGAGATTATTCTATAAAAGAAAGGTTACATATAACTTGACATTTGAGGATGGGGACTTACTTGTAACTTGGCACGAGATGCAACAACATATTTCTTATTCAATAAATGGCTCTTCTCCTGGATATTTTCACGATTTGCCTTATTTTAAGAATCGAAATCCTAAAATTGATGAATATTTAATCAAAGAAGGAATCGCTAAAGAAGATAGTTATGGTGCTTTAGAAGTTACTGAAAAAACAAAAGAGTTTGTAGATAACTTTAATGCATTAATTAATACAGCTAAAGCTGAAGAATGATGCTATTTTTAATATGCATGATAGTTGTTATCTATACTTTATATATAATTTTATATGAAGATACTGAGTAAGAAATGAAAGAAGAACTGAGGTGTATACGAATGGTTTGGTGCATTTGTTTTACAATATTAATTATATTAATAATAATTACAAATACTAATTAAATTGTTTTGGTAATAAAAATTATAAATGTATGTGTTTATTTAATACTACTATTATTAATAATAGATATTTTTTATTCATTATACATTTATGGTTTTTCAGAATATCTACACACCAAAACATTTTTTATTATATTACTCTTTACAATAAATAAAATTTTAGAAAATGTCTTTGGAGTTCAATAAAAATGAAAAAGGAGAAAACATTAGTCCACATCTTCCTAAAAATATAAAAAATTTTCTTATTGATATTGATGGTACAATTACAGAGGATATTCCAAATGAAGAGCCAGAACGAATGTCTACATGTTTACCTTTTCCAGATGCTCTTGAAACTTTAAATAAATGGTATGATCAAGGACATAAAATCTGTTTTTTTACTTCTAGAGTGGAAGAACACAGATTAGTTACTGAAGAGTGGTTAACTTTACAT